CTGAAGAAAGTTTTTCCAGTGCTAGACTCCCCAGCAATGGCAGTAATCTTATTCCCAGATACACCACCAAATACACTGCCTGAAACGAGTCCGTTAAAAATGTACGAACCCGTATCCACATATTTTTCAGTCTCGTCAATATCGGCAGCGAGTTGTGTGTATTCATCACCAATCTCTTTTACTATGTCTTTTAAGAAGTCCATATCACAAAACATTTAATGTAATTTTACTTGATCCAGCATTCAAAACTCCTACGGGTATGTAGTCAAATGACATGGCATACCGTTTTATGCTTGAATCTGAATTTGGTCTCACCGAGTGTCTAAGGTTTGATGGAAACAAAACTATTATACCACTTTCCACATCAACTCGGTAGTTGTTTGAATTAAACTGGTTCTGCTCAGAATATTCTATTGGAAGGAAGGTTCCAAAGGTATTCTCTTTATAAAGATCTCCGTGAAAATTTATTGGAGCAGAACCTGGTGGAGCATCCAAATAAAGAACACCACTGATCATAGATGATGCATGAATATGATCTTGAGCATAATCAGATCCACTATTCATAGTTACCCAAGAAGACATGCAGACTAAATCAATGTCATCTTTTATTTTTAAAATTTGTTTTGCAAAATAATTTACATGGAAGTCAATGGCACCAAAAAGATCAGCATACTTACCATCATTATGGAAGTCATGTTTTTTAGTTATCCATCCATTATCTGCAGTCGTTCTTACATATTCCTGACCCCTTAAGTTGTCAATACAATCTTCAGTAAAATCATTGATTATATTATTCTTGTAGATTGTTGTAGGAAATAATGTAACAACCTCCATCATATTACAAATCCAAATTGTTCACGAGCAATTTTTTTGTAGGCACCACCAGGATTCTCTTCACGAATCTCTTTGATGATCTTCAACTTTTGATAGAGAGAGGTATCTCCACCCAGACGAAGAGCACCCACGATAGTAGCGAGTTCTGCATCATTAATAGGAAGTTCCATTAGGAGAAAAATAGTTCAAGGTTTACAGTCTTCTCAACATTCCATCCAATGGCATTGAGAATAGTTTTAAGAGGTTCAACAAAACTCTTTTCAAATTGTAGGTTGTAGTCGATATACTTGTCAAGTTCAAGTTCTTTAGGAAAGTCTTGAATGAATGAGATAACATTCTCATGCAACGGATTTGGTTCCTTCAAATAACAGAACTTAATCTTCTCACCATTTTGAATGAGTGAGTATTTATTAGTCAACTTCTTCTCATTTAATTGATGATTGTAAAGAAGGGCACCACGAACATGGATAGGAGTTCCCTTAGTGTAGATAGTTGTTTTGTCAGAATACTTCCTAACATCAGATACAGATCTAGGGAATGAAATCTGTTCGGGAGGGAGTTTTTTAAACTCCGAACGACAATGATCAATAAAATCAATAACGTCTTCTTCAGTACCATTCATCATAAGTTTAAGACCATCCTTAATCATCTTACGACAAGGTGCAGGAGTAGATGATTTGACTGCCTCAATACCCATCATCTTGAGTTTGGGTTCTTCATAACGAACACCTTCACTGTCCCATACGTTAAGAATGTATCGCTTCTTTGCAGTCCAGATACCACGCTCAGCGATATTCTCCCGCTTCATCTGCATCTTTTGATCATATGCCGACACATAGTCTGCAAGTTCTTGATACGATTTATCAATGAAGGGCTCTAACTTATCTTCACAAATAGAATTCAAAATACTGACAATAGCAGTCTTATCTTCCATTTTATTAGCAAAGAATTTATCTACAAGAGGTCCCATATTCAAGTAGATAGAATCCGTATCAGAAGCGATTACATAATCAACACTCTCAGTAGACAAAAGTTTATTCAAATAACCATTCATCTTATTCTCAATCCAACGGATTGATACCTGACCAGAGAGAGTAATCGCTTCTGCGTTGGCAAGCTTGTAATACCTGAAATATTGATTCCCAATAGCACCATAAGCACTGTTAAGTTGAATCTTACGTGCCATCTGAATGTTGTTGCAACGTGCAATCTCTTTCTCCAAATCTTTAGATGGTTTATTCTCAAATTCTTGTTTCGCCTTAAGCATCTTCTTCTTGAAGATCTTACGTTCACTATAGATCTTGTCCATAAGTTCTGGCAAGAATCCCTTAACATCTTTCCTGTACATAGATCCATTCGCACATACTGCAAATTCTTTGTACTCAGAAAAATCAAGTTCTTTATTCAGAATCTTTTCGACGGTTGTTGAAGGGTGTCGAGTATCTTGTAGGGTCTCTGGGGAGATATTGTATTGCATGATAAGATGAGGGTAGAGACTATTAAGGTCAAAACTAACCACCCAATCATACTTTCCAGGAATCGGTTCCTTGACATAAGCACCTGCGTACTTCTCGTTCTTGTCGGATCTTTCTTTAGGTGGAATCACAATTCCACGACCCTTCAAGTAGTTATAAATGATAGTATCCCACATGCGAACTTGATAGAACACATCTTCATAATTAACCTTAGCGTCATACGCTAGTGTCAATGCAAGTTCAATAAGTTTCATCTTGTCTTCCAGTCGGTCAACAAGTTCCACGTCAATGATATTATATTCTACAAACTTCTGCCATCCATTCGTATAGAAGTCCTTAAACGTGTCAAACTCACTGTGGTCTAGTTTCTTTTGACCAAGTTCCACACTCGCAATGTAGTCCAGACGATAGGACTCTTGAGCTTTATAAGTAAACTTCTTATAAAGATCGAGGTAATCCAACTGAGAGATACCTCCGATATCATAAGAGATATGCTTTCTACCCGCAATGTAAGTCTCATCTTCACTAACAAGACCCCAAGGAGATAGTCGCTTCATCAACTTCTCACCAAGAATCCTATCAATACGTCGAACCAAATACGGAATATCATACAACTTACTATTCCATCCAGTGACAACTTCAGGAGTATTGTCAATCCACCAGGCAATAAAATCATTCAACAAATCATATTCATTGTTGAACTGTTTGTAATAATGATTACCTTGCTTTAGTTTAAATGGACCCTGACCCCAAGTAACAATCTCCTTTGTCGTATAGTCTTGAAGAGTAATCAGCAAAACTTCTTCAGCAGCAGATTCTACATCTGGGAATCCATTCTCAGATGCAACCTCAATATCAATGGTCGTCAGTTTAATCTTACTAATATCAAATTTAATCTCTTCCTCTCGGTAATTGTCTGAGATATACTGATAAATAAATCTCTCATTACCGTAAATATTAAAATTCTCTACACCATCATACTTTTTGATAAATTCTCTACAATCGCGTACACCACCAGGTTTAATTGGTTCAACATATTCACCAGTCAACGTCCGATAAAAAGACTTCTTATTAGAAGGCACAAAAAGAGTCGGGGAGTATTTCTCTCGGATCATGAAGTTCTTTCCGTCTTCATATCCCCGAACGAGAAATTGATCCCCGATCATTTGGACGTTTGTATAGAATCTCACTTAGTCAAACTGCTGTACAGTTCTTTGATTCTATCAGTTGGTTCGGCAATGGTCAAGATTTTATCGGAATGAATCTTGAACTTTTGATCTCCCGTAATATCGCCCAACCAATTTTGAAGGGTGCCATCGGGCATGATGTTAAAAGGTTGTACCAGAATACAATCTGGTTCACCAATGTCTGCAGATGGTGCTTCTTCCAATCTAGTGATCAGAGTTCCGCCTGTTGTAAAAATAACTACTTTAGGTTCCATATCAACAATCCTCACAACCATCGGTAACAATAATAGACTGACTCTGTGGAGCGTCTTCTACATCTTCGCCTAAGATATCTACAAGATACATGCGATTAAGTTCATCAACTGGATCGACAAAAGTTACCAACCAGTCCAAAGGAACTGGAAATTTATATCCTTTGCCAAGAGCAATCCAAGGACTAAGATTAATATCAAAAGAAGTCCTTCCAGTTTCTTCATTTTTTTCTGGTGTACCTGTATTAACAATACAAGGTTTATTAAAAAAATAACCAACAACCTTGTCATCCAAGGTCATCTCCTCTACATCGGTAATGATTTGTTCGCCTGTTTTTACAACAGCAAGTTTGACAGTCATGATAATATGCTTTTATAATAAATTATAGCGTAAAAAAGAAAAGCGGGCAAGGGTTGATTCTGACCAACCCCGCCCTGCAGCGACGATATTTGGGTATCCCCGCAATTATTTATAGGTAGTCTTTGCGAGCATGATGTTCTGGAACTACTTTGCCAAGTTCAATACTCAGTAACCCATCCTCAAAAGTAACTGATCTAATTTCCGTATCATCACTGAGGGTCCAAGATCTGGTGAAAGATCGTTGAGCCATTCCTCTATGGACATAGTTTGTGTCTTCTCTGGATTCTTTTTGTCCTTCAACAAAAAGTTTTCCATATTC